TGCCGAGGCTGTAAAACTCGCTTGTCAGTACGACACCAGTTCACATGAGCCTGTAGATGAAATGCGCTTGGGAGGGGTTCGTGGCAGGAAAAAAAGTATCGGATGAACTGATAATCGAAGCACTAAGAAGACTTGGTAGCCCTACACACGTTGCCAAAGAATTAGGCATGGATGTCACCAACGTCTACAAGCGACGAGAGGTGATCCAAAAACGTCTGGGCATAAACCTTCCAAGTTTCAACGCAAAACAGAACTCGGTTGTAAAAACCATCATCCCCGAGAACCGCAGGATCATCCAGCACGAGGTACAAGATGGAACTGTTTTTGTTGCTTCTGATTGTCACTATTGGCCTGGGGAAGTCACTACAGCGCATAGGGCGTTTGTCACTCTGCTCAAAGAATTCAAACCCACCGGGGCGATCCTCAACGGGGACGTGTTCGACGGCTCTCGAATATCGCGGCACGAGCCACTCATGGGAACCAACCCGCCCACCCCGAAGCAAGAGATCGAAGCCTGCCAGGACCGGCTAGATGAGATACGCAACGCTAGTAAAAACGCTCGTTGCTTCTGGACTTTTGGCAATCACGATGTCAGGTTGCACCGCTACATTGCTATCAACGCTCCTGAGCTCTCCGACTTTAAAGGGCTCTTTGACTACTTCCCCGGCTGGCACACGGGCTGGCGAGTAGACATCAACGACAACGTAATCGTCAAACATCGCTGGCACAATGGGGTCCACGCCAACTATAACAACACGCTCAAATCAGGCAGAAGCATTGTTACAGGACATCTCCACCAACTTAAAGTAACTCCGTGGTCGGACTACAACGGGCGACGATACGGAGTGGATACGGGAACTCTTGCAGAACCCTACGGCGAGCAATTTGTGTATACAGAAACCAACCCTGTGAACTGGTGTTCGGGGTTCGCAGTCTTAACATTTAGAAATGGCAAACTACTACCACCAGAGCTGTGCGAAGTTATTGACGGAGTGGCCTATTTCCGTGGGGAGGAAGTTTAGGGAGAATAAATCGTGAGCGACCCGATAGAATCAACACGGGCGGCATTAGGAGGTATAAAAGAGGCCATAAAAGTTGGCCGGGAGATCAAAGAAACCGCCAAGGAAGTCAACACATTCCTTGACGAAGAAGCAAAAGCCAGGGTCGCATGGAAGCGCAAGCAGCAACAAATGATGCGGCGCGGCGACATGGTGTGGATGGAGGCGGTGGACGAATATCGCATCATCCGTCAAATCCGAGAAGCAGAGCAGGAAATGTACCGGCAGGTTGAACGCGAGTTTGGCCGCTCTGCTGTATCCGAAATCAAATCACTCATCAATCAATTACGCAAAGACCACCGGGAGTTGAACGATGAGTTCTATCGCAACCGTATGCAGGCAAGACGAGAGTGGGGCGGCCTTCTGCTCGCTTCTGCAATCGTATATGGAATTCTTAAAGCAACTGGAGCTATGTAATGCTATCTTTGATCTCTACCCTTGGCGGCTTGCTAATCTCTGGCTTACCGAAAGTCTTAGACTTTTTTCAAAACAAGTCTGACCAAGCGCACGAATTATCCCTCGCCAGACTGCAAAACGAAATGCAGTTGCAGATGGCGGCCCAAGGTTTTGCTGCCCAAGCTAAAATCGAGGAGATTCGGACAGATCAGGTTGCCATGCAGTCCGAGGCGCAGATGCAAAACGCGGCACTCGACCATGACAAAAAGATCATGGACAAGGCAAGCAAGTGGGCAGTCAACTATGTAGCAACCGTCCGTCCTACCGTGACTTACATCTTCGTGCTGGAGCTTGTACTTATCAACATGGGGCTGGTCTACTTCCTGCTATTTAAGCAAGGACTAGGAACCCTGACCGTGGATCAGTTTATCGCCGCTACCGACCTTATCTTCTCTGAGGACGAGATGGCTATGCTTGGCGGTATTATTGGATTTTGGTTCGGGTCACGGGGATGGTCTAAGAAGTGAGAACCTCTGACAAAGGCATCCACTTGATGCACCAGTTCGAGGGGTATAGAGATAGGGTCTACCTATGCCCGGCCCACCTCTGGACCGTGGGGTGGGGAGAGGTGCTACACCAGGAGCAGATCAAACTGCCGATGGTCCGCACAGAAAACTACACCGGGATGATTCGTAAGGAGTTTCCCCTTGCACCAGAACACAATCGACAATGGTCGCGCTCCGAGCTGGAGGAGCGCTTCAAAGCTCTGCTCGGCAGTTTTGAGCGTGGTGTTCTTCGACTTGCTCCCAATCTTACTGGGCGTCAAGGCTTATTTGACGCTTGCGTCGCTCTTAGCTACAACATCGGTGTCGGAGGGCTTCAACGCTCTACACTACGCCAGCGCATCCTACGAGATGAACCCTTGGATAGCATTGCTGAAGGTTTTTTAGTCTACACAAAGGGCGGCGGTAAGGAGTTACCGGGACTGGTCCGGCGGCGTAAGGCTGAAGTCGCGCTCTTCCTTAACTAACTCCAAGATCCTGTCTTTAAGCTCGTAGGTCAGTTCTGGCCCGTTCTTTTCCTCGAACCTCTCCAGCCACTTCCTCCTCTCCGCTTTTGTCCTCATCTTCAACACATGGCGGGCAAGCCCCTCTATCTTTGCCTCGTGCTGCGACATCATTACTTGTAAGATTTCTTTCTTGGTCGCCCAAAACTCACCCGTGGCGGGCGTACTCACCATGCAAAGACTTTCTTGCTGCTCGGACTGCTCCTGCCGCAGCTTTCTTAGAAGTAAACCTGCCGATATAAGTTCTTTTGCCATTCGCGCAGATATGTGCCTCGTAAACCCCTTTTTTTCGCTCGTAGACGCCTTTTATGTTGCTCTTGGTATGGGAGTACCTCTTCGCGTTCCAAAGGTTCTGAGAGCAAATTACGGCCCTTAGATTGGATATTCTGTTATCGGTCTTTTTTCCGTTCTTGTGGTCCAGCATCTTAGGGAAAACCCCATGATGGTAGAGCCATACAAGTCTGTGGGCAAAATAGTATTTCTTATAAATTGCTATCCTGACATACCCACGGGAGTTTACTGATCCAGCGGGACGGTTAGCGTAACGCTTATTCCACATCTTGTAAGCGTTGATGCGCTTAAAGTCCTCGGGCGGCCTGTCGCGCCAAAACAACACCCCATGCTTGTAGATAAACAGCCGCCTTACAAAGTCTTTATCCACGCTTGTCGTAGTTTTGTATGATCCTCAACATATCTGGCGGTCTCCAGCCCTGCGGTTTTTGGATCTTGCCATTCTCGTCGCGGATTACTGTTCCGAGTTCTGGGTCCACCTTTCGCAAGTTTGTGATCGTGACCGCATCCCATCCCTGATCCACGGGCAAATCCATCGTCCGAGACAGCCCAACTAAGACCCAGATGGTGTCACAGATGGCATCAAGAGCATCCGCTTTTGCAAGCTGCTCGTCCTGCAAGTTCTCGGAGGCGTGGTAGTCAGCCATCGCCTGCTCCAACTCCCCCATCTCCTCCCGCACCAAGTCCAGGTAAAGCGAGACCTTCTTGGGATCAGGTCCATGTCCAGCCGCCTTCATAAAGGCATCTACGTCGTAAAAGATACTCATTTCTTTTTCCTCGGCTCTAATTCAAGAATTGATTCATACACGCGCTCAAGATCGTGTTGCCAATCTTGCAAAAGATCGAGTTGCACTACCCTGTCAAGTTCAAAAAACTTGGCGTCCAACAAAACTCGACCGCCCTCTTCTTCGTATGACAAATAAGCACAGTTCATAGTCACCTCAAAACGGAAGATCGTCAGGAATGTCGTCAAACGTCGGTTCTGGCTTGGGCTTTTTCTCTCTCGGCTCCTGCACCTTTAGGCTCATATACTTGCCATTCTTGCCTTCTTTTAGCCAGGCAGCAAGCTCGTATTCCTTTCCGTCTACGTTGATCTTGCCTTTGTAAGCCGGAGCCTTTTCGTTGGGCGATTCGTTCTTAAACAAAACGCCAGAGTTTGTGTAATCAGCCATTCTTTCTCTCCTTCACGCGATAAGCCGCAAAATGTTTTCCGTTCTTGTGAACAGTTTTTGTAGCTACGATGTAGCCCATATTCTTCAAGTCCTTGATCCTCGCGGCCAGCCGCAAGCACCCACATCCTAAGTAAGCATCCAGCGGTGTTATCCACTTTCTCCTACCCTCCTTCAACACCCAGTCGGTCTGTGTCATTTTGCCTCCATGTAAAGACCTACATTGCCAAGGCTATACCCCAGAAAAGCAATGCCCAAGCCCCAATTACCGCGAACAAACAAATCCACCGCGACAACAAGATAAACAATTCCGATCCCCGCTATCAGCCACGCCGCCATTCAAGCCACCCAGATAAAAGCATTACGGCCATGATAAATAGCCAAAACTTTAGCGGCCCCAGAGAGTCCCAATCCACCACAAATACAGTCCAGTTCATTGCATCTCCTTTTCTACGTTAGCCAAGAAAGCCTGAACCTTCTCTAGCATCTCGTCTAGGTCTGATTGCTTTGGTTCAAACCGCACGATAAAAAGTTGCTTGGAGTCTCTGACCCTGTTGTCAAAGCTCACAAAGTCCACCCACTTCCTGCCGGTACACAGCAGTTGGCAGATCATCTGTCGCTTGTATTGCGTGGGGGCTTTGTTTTCGCTTCTGTAGCGGAGGTGTGTTGAGGTTCTTGGACACTTGATTTCGATAAGCCCCTCATCTCCGACCAGTCCGTCAGGAGAAGCGCCAAAGAACGGGATCGTTGGGTGGAGCCAGAAGCCCGTTTGGGTGACAAAAGTCCCTGTGTGGGCCTCGTATGCTGCGCGGGCGATGGGTTCCATTTCGGTTCCGCGTTGCATATCTGCGTTGACATAGGCTTCTTCGACAATCTGAGTTTCTCGCTCTGCTACCAGTTGCCACAGTAGATTTTGGTAAGCCGCAGTTGTTTCGGCGGCACAGAAGTCATTAGCCCGTGATGCTGTCGCACATCCCAGCCTGGCTTTCAGCCACTCGGGTG